GAAATCCGAATGCATGACAAATTACAAAACTTTCAGGATACTTTTTTTGGTTCTATTGGAGCAATGACAGCAAAAGCAAAAAATATGGATCCAATGAACAATGTCAGGAAAGCAGCAAAAGACGGCGACTGGATGTCACTAATGGTAGAGTATGCCGCCAACAAGGCCGGATTAGGGGCATTAGTAGGGCAAGAAGCCCCTAAAACAGCCGAAAAAGAGGGGGTAACTAGCCCTAAAACACCCCAAACAACCAACTATCTTATCGATTATTTGAATAAATAAGATAAAATAACTGTATCTATCTACCTAAAAATTAAATACTTTATTTATAGAATTAGCCTTACTCTCCCTATTTCATAGTTATATAATAAACGGTATCTTTATATATGTAAACTTAATGTAGACATTAGGTGTAACTGTGGTAATACAATTTGAAGAAAACAAAATACGCAAGCAAGAAGTTGAGGTTAAAGCCTTGATAGCATTAATACAACAAGACGTTGTTATATCAATGAGAATTGACGCTGTAAGAAGATTGCATGAGATTGCATTTCCTGAGGCGTTAGCAAGAAAAATAAATCAAGAGGTTTTGTAAATGCCTAAAGGCAATCCTAACCCTAGTCAAAAGATAAAGTACAAAGGCGGTAAAGGAATAAACAACCGTATGTTGTACGATCATTGGGCTAATTTGTATAGGCTAAGCAAACAAATTAAATTATTAAAAAAGGATTTAGAACGCGACTGCAAAGCGTATTGGAAGTATGACGATATGTGTAATAGAATAAAAGCTATGCAAAACGCAATAATAATGCAAGACGAATTATTGGAGGTTAAATAATGGGTCGTAAACCGGGACCTCCAAAAAACACTAAAGTGTTTAGAATAACGCCAAACGAAGATATACAAATCGATGACATATTGAAGTATTGGCAAGCCAATAGAGGATTCTATAATGTTAAGAGTTATACTCGGTCAGACGTTGTAGGACAGGCAATTAGTCAGTATTGGAAACAACAAAAGGCAAGACATGAAACTGACGGCAAATACTGCGGTATATGTGGCAATCCTACACGCCGTGATGATTAAATACTAAAACGCTATAGTAGATCTATGGCACCAAGAAGAAAAGCTCCAAGACGTAGAGCCAAAAAATCATTTAATATTTCTGCTATTGAAGCAGGAACCGCATTAAGTTTAGCATCATCCACCGGCGCCGATGTTGCCGTTCAACAAATGTTGAAGGGAGATATTGCAGGCGGAGTTAAAACACTACAAACAAATGTAGTATCTAAGAAGCAGCAGATCACGGCAACCCTCGCCGGCGCATTTATTGCTAAGTCATTGACTAAAGGATTTGGAAATTCGGTATTAGCTAAGCTAGGACCGATTAGGGTAAAAGCATAAAGGAGAAATAATTTTGGCATCATATCGAGTTAGGGAAGGATCTATAACGGCAGCAGACAGTTTTACGAACTTAGGAAGTTTGTACGGACAAAGCACAACCACAAGTGTACAAGTACCAGCCGGTGCAAGCGCAATTGTTGGTATGATTGTAAGTGTATCACATGACAGCGCAACAAACGGCGCCGCAACATTTGCAGTACAATTAACCGGTGACGGACTCACCGAGCAACAAACAATGACAGTAGGAAGCGCAGGCGTAGATGGTACGCCAGCATCTAATGGCGCAACAAACCCACCGTTCAAGTGTGACGTTGCTATTCCCGTTACCGCTTCTAATCAAATATCCGTTGCAGGCGCAATGGACACTGATATTGGAACCGCACAAATGTCTGTTTGTTTAATATTTGCTTAGGTAAATAATTATGACAAAAAAGAGAAAGGTGTACGCGCCCTTCTCGTTAACTAGCGAGGCGGGAGTAGCACAAACCCCGCTTGAAGGTTACATTGACGTAGATCAGAATATCTATCCTGTTGTAACTACAGGCGTTGTAAATGAGAACGGCAAATGGTCCGGCGTAAAAAGTAGCGATGTTGAGTTTAAACAACTAGGAAAAGAAGTAGCAATACCAAACGGTCAGGAAATTTTAACACCAGGAGGCGATCCAGGCTTTTTAGATATGACCGGGTTTAATGATTTAGTAATAGCAGTTATGCCAACTAGGGCCGGATCATATACATTAAAGACAATTATGGGGCCAGATACAAACCGATATGCAAATATAAGCCCAATAGCTTCGGGTGAATCAATATTAACCGTACATAATCCAGCATCAGACAATATAGGAACTGCATTAAGCGACACTATATCTCTAGTAGCTGACGTTTACAATATAATAACTATATACGACGGTAGAGTTAAAGACCAAAAAGTATTACAAATATCTATAACTAATTCATCAGGCGGTAATTCTGATATTTCATTTGGATTTATGAGGTTAGTATAATGGCAAAAAAAATGACAAAAACACAAATGAAAAAAACATTAAACACGGCTAGGATGGCATTAAACAAATTGTTTATTGAGAAAGTACGATCTAATGAAGGTCCTTTAAGCGTACAAGCGTTAATGGATATTAATAAAAAATTAAATATGGCTAATGCCAAATTAAAATAATGATTGCTGAACTATTACTATTACAAGGGTTGTTGGATAAGTCAGGCATGGTTACACCGACCGAACCAACAACAACAACCCCAACGTCTACAAGCGGTAAAGTTACAGAGGCCGTAAACAAATACAAAGATGCTTACAAAAATTATCTTAAGCGCTTCGGCCGTTAATGTGGTCAAGGTGGATTGATGAGGATAAAAGCTTTGAACAACTTGTTATTCGAATCATCGTTATTTCGTATCTTGTTGAAAAAGGTTTTACGTCGGGATTAATATAATGGCTATTGCAGCAATTCCGCCGGGCGTAGAAATTAAAAAATTATCCCCAACGCAAGAAAAGGCATTGGACAAATTATTGAAGCAGCAACGTGATGAAAACACGTTACAGACTGCGATTAGAGTTGCAGTACCAACGTTGGCATTTGTAGGCATTGCAGGAATAGGTATTGCAACAACTTTTGCTTATCTTAAAGATATAGAGTTGCCATCAGTAAAGGATTTAGTTACTGGCGCTACAGTAGACGCCGGTAGCATAGTTGCTGATACTATTAGTGTTATTGTTGGTAGAAACGACCCAAAGACGCCGGAGTTTACGCCAAGCGGCGCCGGACCTATTCCAAGATGTACACGTTGGGAATCTGATTATGTAGACACAATAAAAGACAATTCCGGCCCGGTAGAAAGTACAATACTGGCCGTAGCTCAATTAAATATTATTAAAAACATGAAGGCCGAAGGATGCGCTAAGCCATCAGTCATAAAACAATCTCAATGGGATAAAGTGTAAATGGAAGTTAACAGTTTTGTACTGTTAGGCTATGCCGTTATTTGGACTGTCTTTTATTGGTTCTTATCACAATATATTGCGGAGTTATCGCGTAAAAAATGGACTACATGGGTACAAAGTGAAGAAAGTGACGATGTATTAGTTGAAGCACTACAAGCAGTGATTGAAGAAATCGAAATCCGAATGCATGACAAATTACAAAACTTTCAGGATACTTTTTTTGGTTCTATTGGAGCAATGACAGCAAAAGCAAAAAATATGGATCCAATGAACAATGTCAGGAAAGCA